TCTTTTTGTTTCTTTTAGGCATTTTATCTTGCCTTCTCATTATCGTATACCCATTCTTCTACCCATGAAACCACCCATCATGGCTTGTTTTCTTTTTGCAAAAGTTTTGACATTTGTTGGTTTACCACCAACACCTTGTGCAACTGCTCTTTTTCTTTTTACAGCTGAACGTCTTTGACCTTCTGACATACTTCTTGCTTTAGCTAGTGGGACGCATTTTGGATATTTACGTTTTGCATCTTTCTTTTGTTTTGATCTTCCGCACTTTGAGAAAGAACCATCTTTCTTTTTACTTCCTATGTCTACCCACTTTTGAGCAAACCATTTATCAAGTCCGTTTTTTGCCATGGCATTATGCGTACTTAGTTACTTTTTTTCTGTCTTTTAAAATTCTTCCACAACCTCTAGCAACACCACCTCTAAGATAGCCTTGTCTTTTTAATTTAGCAGTTGCTTCCATTAAACCACCTTCAGCTTTATTGCCTCTAAAATCTTTTCTTTTTACACCAGATGGATCTTTAATTTTACCAGCACAAATTTTGCTAGCGTATGCATTTGCGTATGCAGACGGGTAAACTTTAAATTTTCGTTTTGCTGCGGCTTTACCTCTTGGACATAGTTTAGTCATTATTTTTTCCTCGCTGTTTGTGCAGCTCTTTTAAAATTAGCTGCAGTGGGCGCACCCTTTGCACCTTTTTTTCTCATTTTACCGCCACGTTTTCTTTTAGCGTGAATATTTGCGTATAAACCTGGACGAGCCATTATGCTTTTGCTTTAACTCCTCTTCCTTTTAAAACATCTGCAAAAGTTACTTTGCCATCTTTGTTTAAATCAGGAAAAGATTTTTTCTTTTTCTTTTTCTTTGCTCCAAAAGCTTGTTCTATTTTTTTAACGTTTGAACCAATTCTAAAATTTTGTCTGTAATCTTTTCTCATTATTTTTTGCCTCCGTTTCTAAAAATCTGTGTGCCCTTTATACCATATATACTCGCGACGACAAGTATCCACAAATTTGTGAACCATGACGGCAACGCCGAGAAATACTCAAAGAACAATTTTACTTTATCCATAGCCATCGGATCGTCCGATACGACCGCCCAGGCTAGAACTCCTATAGGCGCCGTTAACACAAGTAAAACGAATTCGTCTTTCCAGTCCGATTGTCTTGCCTCTAGCAATTTGCCCTGGTATTCTGCTTGACCGTCGGCCATACGCTTTGCATGCATGTGTTGTGCATCAGCCATGGCCATCTTAGTCTCTTGACGCTTCTTAAATATGTGCGTTCCGGCCTGTAAAGCTACTTTTGCTAAACCAAACCAAGCCATTAGTATGCTTTAGAGTTTCTTTTCTTTTCTGCCAACATTCTTTTCTGACCGCCAACTGGCATTTCAGGTTTTCCTGTAGCAATATAATTAAAAGCTTGGTCGGCAGTAGTTTTAGATCTAGGATCTACTTCAATACTTTGTTCTGCAACCTTAACTTCTTTTATTTTATCTAGTTTTTGCATTTTTTTGCTCCTTTTTATTAATTATCGTCTATCATAACTTGCGCTTGTTGTACACCAGTCTTCGCAAGGCTTACTCCAGCACGTAATTTTGCTAAATCTTCGTTTTGTTCAAGTTTATCTTCGGCGATTTGACCTGCTTGAACTAATTTTGCTCTGTTTAAGTCCATTTGAGCCATGTCAGAGTCTTTTTTACGTTGATTTTCCATTGCACGAAGGTCAACTTCTCTAGATTTTAGTTTTAAAAGAGGATCAGAGTCAAATTGTGACGTAATTTCTTTTTCTTCTTTAGCAAAATCAGTTGTCATCTCTGCAATTAACACAGATTTTCTTGCTTCAACGTCTTGACTTATTTTTTGAAGCTGTTGAACAGCCATTGGATCTTGTTGAGCTTGAACCTGTAACACTTGAGCTTGTCTTAATTCTTCTGCAAACTCTAATTCTACCTGTTCTTGCGCCATCAGACTAATATGTTCTAAAATATTTTTTTGTATTGCAGCCATAATCGGTGGATTGTTTCTAACCATGTTAGTTGACATGAAAGTTAGGTGAGCTGTTATGTGTGCTTGGTGATCTTGACCTCTAAACGCTTGAAAAGGTTTGCCTCCAAGGGCACTTATGTGTTCTAAACTTGGGTCCATTGGTTGAACAGGGGCTGGTGGAGGTAAAACTTGATCTATATCTTTTACACCAAGGGCTTCATACATTTTTCTATACGCTCCATATAGATTATGTATCTGTGGGTTAGACGTTGCAAGTTGTAACTCGGTCTGTGCCATTGTAATTCTTTGTGCCATAGAAAATATGTTAGGATCTGCAACAGGTAGAATGTCTACTCTATCATCAAAATCCATTTGTTTTATTTCTCTTGAAGCACCAACAACATCGTACGGATAAACTGGTGGTAAATAAGTTTTAAATACTTTTGCTAATAATTTAAATTCTGATCTCATTGCTGTGTACAATCTTTTATGTATCGCAGACATAACTCTTGAACCACGCTCTAGTAATGCAACTGTTGTACCAACAGCTGCTTGTTGATTACCATCACCTACTTGCATATCAGCAATTGCTGCAAATCTTTGACCTGCTCCAACTACTATGCCCATTAATTGTAATAGTGTTTGTGATGGTTCTTTGTATGGTAGTGGAAAGAAAGCTTCTCTTAAATTACCACCTGGTGCATCTACATCTTTAAACTCACCTGGTTGTATTGGAGCTGCTTCATCTCTAACTCTTACACCTCTCTGTTTAAATCCTGCAGGTAAATTAGATAATGTTCCTGCGTCTAGCAATTGACGGAGAGCCGCCGTTGCGGTACGGCTCAATCCGCCAATCATGTGAATTAATCCAAAGCCATAAAATCCTAGACCTGGTAGAAATTTGAAGTGAACAAAATATTGAATTTTATTTCTCTTTGGATCTGTTGGTTCATAGTTACGTCTAACGGATAGAACTTGTTTTGAACCTTCATCCACTGTAACTATGTATGGTAATTTTATTCCTGTAGGATTTAATTCATCGTCTTTATCTTCAAACCCTTCAAGATCTAAATTTACATGACACTCTAATAAATTATAAACAGATTCTTGTCTGCCAACTTTTTTTGTGCCATCTAATTCTTTTTCTTTTTTTTCTACTTCATCTTTAGTTGTATTACTAGGTGGGCCTAAATCTACATCAGAGTAAAAACCATTAACTTGTTGTTTTCTTAAATCGTTCTCTGAAATTTTTATTGTGTGAATTATTGCTTCTGCATCTGTTAAAGAAGTTGCATCGTATGGTACAACTAGATCATCAGCAGGAACAAATTTAGATACAGCTCTTCCTAATAAATCATCGTAATAAACTTTTTTAAATGTGGATCCTGCAAGTGGTAGATGAAATAACATTTGGTCAAACTCTGGTTCATACTCTTCCATTTTTTCCATCAACTCATAGTTCATGTAATTCTTAACACGTTGTGCTTGTGACTCTTTTGTTTGATCGGGCTTGCCCACTATTTGTGTTCTTACAGGTCCCTCAGCAGGTAATAATTCTTTGTAAGCTCCGGCTTGAAATTGTGTTACTGCTTCTGCTAGTACAGGGTGTGTTGCGCCGCTCGCTCCTTGAAAAGGTTCTGTTCTGTTTTCATATTTAAATCCTAAAAGATCTAAACCTGTTGTATAAGATTGTTCCCAATCTCTTCTAGAGGATTTGTAGTCTTGATAATTTTGAGCTAACTCATTTCCTATTGGTTCTAAAACATCATCTGGTAATAGTTCTGCTAAGTTATCAAAGTGACCGGGTGTGCCCTCTATGTTAACTTTGCTTGGATCAAAGTTTACTTCTACACTACCATCCTCTAACGGATTTACTTCTACTCCAGGGTCAGCAGCTTGTTCTGCTTTTTCTTGTTGAATTTCTATCTCTTCTTGAGGATCAACCTCGATAGATGTTTTTACGTTTGGTAACGTTTTGTCTATATCTGCCATTTGTATTCTCCAGGTTAGCTGTTTTAACTTGTTTTAAGGGAACATTCAACCCTTGTGGATTAGGCCCTCGTTTAGGGGGTATTGTTCTAGTTAATTTTTTGATCATTTTCTAAAGTCTGTAATATTGTCTTCAAAGATAGTTCCTTCTTGAATTGTCTCTTCAGACACACCTTCTTCAACATCTTTTAATTTACCTTCTTGATCTGTAAAACCTGTATTCTCTTCATATTCATCTGGAACTTTTTTACCACCTGTTGTTTCATCTGCTTGACCTGGTTTAAAAGACATATACTCTTCAGAAACTATTCCTTCTCCATAACGTTCGTCATAACCCATATTTTTTTTTGAAATTTGTATTTGTCCTGTATCGAGATCTTCTGTTAACTCATAGTCTTTGTATTGTATAACTTTTTCTCTCTCTTTTGTTGCATATCGAGTAGTTACATCATCACCTAAATTTTGTATTTTTTGAACTAAATTAAAAAAATATGCAGGGGCTGTTGAAGCTCCAGTTGCGGTTTCTGCAGCAGCCTTAGTTGCAACAGGAGCAGCAACATCTCCTCCAATACCTAAAAGTTTAGCCATAGCAACTGTTGCACCAGCACCAGTCATAGCTAAAAACTCTCTTCTGTTCATACCTTTGCTACTTAAAACTTCATCAACTTCTTTTTCTAATAAATCTTTTGTAACATTATCTTTTGGTAAACCTCTGTCTTTTGCATACGCTCTTAACAATTTAAGACCAGGAAATATTGGTGCTCCAACTTCTATACCAAGACCAACTGTGTCTGCTAAAATTTTTGGACCAACTGTAGATCTTCTGTCTTTTTGTTTTTGTTCTTCTTTTTCTATAAGTTCTGCTAAACCAGATGCTTTTTCTATTCCTGTTGGTGTTATGTTTTTTAAAAAATTCATAAACAAACCTTGTCCTTCTATATTTGTTGGAGGTATTTCATCGTAATCTCTAACGTAATAATTACCTCCGCCAGTAACTTTAAAAGCTGGTTTTGTTATAAGGTCACTTGCAAGTTCACCTAATGCAGGAAGTAATCTTCCAGCAAACTCGCCCACACGAATACCTGATCTTAATAATACATCTGCATAGTATGGAATATTTCTTGGATCAATTATATCGTTTACAAGTTCTATGGGATTCATAGTTTCTTTATAAGTTTGTGCTTTTGGTAACTCTGTTTCTGGATTTAAAAAATAAAATTCTAATTCTTTTGCAAAAGTATCATCAGCTCCAGCTGCACCACCACCATTAAAATCTACTCTTGGCATTGAAGATAACTCTATAG